GTATAATAATTGTCCAGGTACATAAGCACTTGTATCAATTCCTATCAAAATACCTTCAGAAATAACATATCCAAAACTATCATTAGGGATATTTTGAGTAGTAATACCTAAAGTATTAGCTGAATTAGCATCATTTGTATAAGAAGCTGTTTGAATTAAAGGATTATCTCCTACAGCATCTATAATTCTTACAACAGTGCCCTTATTAATTTGAGCACCAGTCATGTTTTTTACATAAACATCTACTTGAGTTGTTCTAGTAGAAAACTCAGCGTTGGTAGAAGTTGATGCATAAGATGAAGAAATAGCATATGATGAAGTTCCTAATAATGAACCTGTAATTCCACTAGTTACATTTAAAGAACCTGATATTGTTTCGTTTCCTATGAATGTATTTGAACCAGTAGTTGCAAAAGTACCGTTTAATATATTTTGAGATGCAGTATAATTTAATACTGAAGCACTAAAAGCATTTATTGAAGCTGAAGCTGCATACAATGATGCAGTTGCGTTGTATAATGATGCTGTAGCGTTTTGTAATTGAGCAATAGTTCCATTATTAGATGCTGTATAAGCATTTATAGATGCACTAAAAGCATATAAAGATGCTGTTGCAACTCTAATATCAGCTATTGCTTCATTATTAGATGCAGTATAAGCATTTATTGAAGCACTAGCTGCATATAAAGATGCTGTAGCATTTTGAATGTCAACTATTGTAGCGTTAGTACTTGCAGTATAGTTTAATATAGAAGCACTGAAATTGTATAATGAAGCAGTTGCATTCTGAATATCTAATATTGTAGCATTAGTACTTGAAGTGTAATTGTTAATTGAAGCACTAAAATTATACAACGATGCTGTTGCATTATAAATTGAAGCAGTAGCATTGTATAAAGATGCTGTAGCTCTGTTTAATGATTCAGTTGCTAAATTAATAGATGATGAAGCTGCTCTTAATGAAGCTGTCTCATTATATAATTGAGCAATAATATCATTATTACTTGCAGTATAAGCATTGATTGATGCACTGAAATTGTATAATGAGGCTGTTGCTCTATTTAATGATTCTGTAGTTAAATATATTGATGCTGTTGCATTATAAATTGATGCAGTAGCATTTTGGATTTGAGTTATTGTAGCGTTAGTGCTTGCAGTATAAGAATTCATACTAGCACTAAAATCATATAATGATGCTGTTGCTAAATAAATAGAAGCAGTAGCATTATAAAGAGAAGCTGTAGCTGAATAGATTGAAGCAGTTGCATTATAAAGAGAAGATGTAGCTAAATAGATTGAAGCAGTAGCTAAAAGTACTGATGCACTTGTTTGTTCTAAATTTAAAGTACGAGTACTAAATGAAGAACTATCGTTAATATGATTTCTACCATTTACAGTTAATGAACCTGTAATTTCTACTGACCCAGTAAATGATTGAATATCAGTTAATTCATCACCAAATACATTTGATCCTGAACTGAATATTACAGATGAAGATATAGTTTGTACAATTAACTTTTGAGCAGTAATTGTATCAGTTACAGTTAAGTTACCAACAATGTTTTGGTTACCTTGTAAAGCAATACTTCCACTTACTAATACAGAACCACTAACTGTTTCAGTACCATAGAAAGTATTTGAAGCAGTTGTAGCAAAAGTTCCGTTTAAAATATTTTGAGATGCTGTATAAGATAGTATAGAAGCACTAAATGCATTTATTGAAGCAGAAGCAGCATACAATGAAGCTGTTGCATTATAAATTGAAGCAGTTGCATTATAAATTGAAGCTGTTGCATTATAAAGTGATGCAGTAGCATTCTTTAATGATGATGTTGTAGCATACAACTGTGCTATTATATCATTATTGCTTGAAGTATAAGCATTTATACTTGCACTAAATTCATATAATGAAGCTGTAGTGTTGTAAATTGATGCTGTAGAATTATACAAAGAAGCAGTAGCTAAATTAATAGAAGCAGTAGCTGCTTTTAATGAAGCCGTTTCAGCATATAATTGAGCAATAATGTCATTGTTGGATGAAGTATAAGCATTGATTGAAGCACTAAAATTATAAAGTGATTCAGTTGCATTATAAATTGAAGCAGTAGCATTGTATAAAGATGCTGTTGCTAAATATATTGAAGCAGTTGCATTTCTTAATGAAGCAGTTTCATTGTATAATTGTGCTATTACATCATTATTTGATGCAGTATAAGCATATAATGAAGCTGTAGTATTGTAAATTGATGCTGTAGCATTGTAAATAGAAGCAGTTGCTCTATTTAAAGACTCTGTAGCTAAATAAATTGAAGCCGTTGCTCTATATAAAGAAGCAGTTGCTAATAATACAGAAGCACTTGTTTGTTCTAAGTTAAATGTTCTAATACTAAAGGAAGAACTATCGTTAATATAATTTCTACCATTTACTACTAATGAACCTACTATATCAACTGAACTAGATAAATTTACAGATCCTGATTGAGCATAAGAGCCAGTAAATACAATTGTATCTACATTAGCAGTAATAGCTGTACCTGTACTTCCTGAAACATTAACTGAACCAGTTAGGTTTGTAGTGCCAAAAATATTTGTACTACCACTTACAGTTAAAGAACCAGATATTACTTGGTTACCTTTAAAAATATTAGAACCAGTAGTTGCATAAGTACCATTTAATACATTTTGAGATGCAGTATAATTTAAGATACTTGCACTGAAAGCATATAATGAAGCAGTTGCGTTATAAAGTGATGCTGTTGCTCTGTATAAAGATTCTGTAGCATTTTTTAATGATGCTGTTGTAGCATATAGTTGTGCTACTACATCGTTATTTGATGATGTATAGGCATATAATGAAGCAGTTGCATTATAGATTGAAGCAGTTGCATTGTATAAAGAAGCTGTAGCTCTATATAATGAAGAAGTAGCTAAAAGTACAGATGCACTAAAATCATTTAATGAACCTGTAGTTACATTAAATATAGAAGCTGAAACATAGACTGTACTGTCTAAAGAGCCATCTCCTTTTACAAATTGAGCTGCTGTAGCTCCTCTAGTTATAAATCTAGAAGCAGTAACTTGAGAATCAATATCTAAAGAACCAGTCATTTGGTGATGACCAGTAGGATTTAATTGTAATTTTTTATCTGTATCAGCATTGTCTCCACCAACAAAAAATCCTAAATGTTTACCAGCTTTAGTATTACCAATATGTAAGTTATTACCTGTAGAATATAAGTAAGCATCATTTCCTTCACCAATAGGACCATTAAAGTTTTCACTATTAATACCCATATTGATGTAATTGTTATTTTCATCACCGTTGTTAGCTGTAGCTACAACGTCTGAAGATGCACTTACACCTTGATTAGTATTTTGAATGTTTAGTTGTAAGTAATTATCTGAATTACCTTTACCACTAATTACATTGAATGAATCTGTGTTTGGTTGCCAAACATATAATGCTTCAGGAGCTGCTGTTGTAACACCATTTTGGTTAATAGCGATACTTGCACTACCAACTTGATACATAGCACTATCAGCTAATACTTGAGATGAGCTAAAGTATGGGATGTGTGTAGCAGTACCTTGTAAATTGTTTATTGAACCACTAAATGAACCAGTGAATGATACTGCTTCTATTTTACCAGAAGATGATATATTGTTATTAACAGTTAAAAATCCAGAAACAGATGATGTTGAAGCACCTAATGTTAAGGTACCACCACTTCTATCTGTGATTGTATTAACATTAATAGCATCTACATCTAATTCGTAACCAGCATTAATGCTTTGGTTACCAACTAAATTTAATGAACCTGAAATATTAACACTACCTGTGAATGTTTGTGTATCACTTGTAGCATCACCAAATATGTTTGACCCTGAAGAGTAAATTACTGATGAAGTAATTGTTTGCACAATTAAACGTCGTGCTGTAATATCGTTTCCTACAACTAATGAACCAGATATATATTGAGATCCATATACATTAACTGGGCCGTTAACTGTAAAATTGTCTGAGTATGAGGATGTTGAAGAGTAAGATGCACTAAGAATTGAACCACTTACATCGGCTAGTTGTACTATAGTTTCAACACCATTATCTTTTTTAAGAAAAACTTTACCTTCGTAGGTATTAATTGCTAATTCTCCTAGGGCTAATGATGATGTGTTAGGCTCTTTGCCTGCAACGGCGCTGCGTTTTAACTGTAGTTTATTAACTGCCATATGAATGGGTCCTTATTTAGTGGTATGTACCAGGATTGTGATGTGACTTATATAAGCCACATATAAATATACCTACTAATAAGAGCCCGCGTCGATTATATCGACGTTTATTGAACCGCTTGTATTGAAAGAAGCAGATGCTACGTTGTTTGAATTAACAATAAACATAGCACCAGATACAGCCAAGGCTGGTGTAAGGGATGATGATTGGATAATATTTACTGCACCTGAAACATACAGAATGTTATCATTTGGACTATAACTAATGTTACTATTTATTTGTTTAAATTTAATTCTTGCCATTGTTATGCGAATTTACCTATTGCTATTATTTCATCATCTGTTTCTAAAGTATATCCTAATTGAGATATGTTAAATGTAAATATTACATTTCCTCCTCCTGTTGTTAAAGTTACTAATGATGGTGTAACATTTTGTCCATTTATATAATACTCAAAACTAAAATTTGATGTAGTTCCAAGTTGTGGTAATACGGGTTGTAATATAGAGGCACCAGTGAATATAGCAGTATCAGGAATAGTTATAGTATCAGCTTGCAATTGCTTTTTTGTATTAATATATAACAAATCGGCAGGTGATAATTCTTGATATGAGTTGATGTATGCGTTTGCCATTATGTAAATTTACCTATTGCTATTACTTCATCATCAGTTTCTAAAGCATATCCTATTGAACCCGTATTAAATTGGAATGTAATACCACCTACATTACTTGTAATTGAAGCAAATGTTGATGGGATATATTGTCCATTAACATAGAATACAAAATTATTAACTGTAGTTGCTGGTAATTGTGATCCAGTTGGTGGGTTTAATATTGAAGCTCCAACAAATGCTGCTTGGTTTGGTACTGTAACTATATCTGCTTTTAATGGTTTATTAGTATTTAAGTATGTTAAATCACCAATTGCAGCAGCATTAATAACAGTATTGTAAACAATATTACCATCACCAATAAATGATGTTGATCCTGCTGTATTATTATCAGCCATCTGTGTTGATGGGGTGATAGTAACAAGATCATTTGTAGTTTCTAAACCGAATACTACTTGAGCAGGTGAATACAATAAATCTTCGTTTGCTAGTTGTTTATTAACTGTATCTGGTATTAAATAACCATTTAAAGTCATTGTAAATGTAGTTCTAGCTGCTCTATCATCTCCTTGCTCTACAACATTTGTTACAGCAAAAGTATCAATTCTAGTTCTAAAATGCCATCTTTTAAAATCGCCCCAATATGAATCAGAAGCATATTCAATTGCTTCAATTAAGCTATTGTTTTGTTCTACAAAGTTTGTAAATAAAACACATTCATAAGTTACAGTAACATAATCTGGAACTACAGAAACATAGTATTGTTTTGATGGTTTTCTATTAGTTAAAATATCAAACTTATCATAAAAGTTTTTAGCATTATATCTAGTTTCAAACACATTGAATAAATGAGCTTGGTTACCATCTATTTTACTTCCTAATGTTCTATTCTTTTCAACGTTAGTACGTTTGTACATAATAAGTGGTGCCATCAATTTACCATCTTTATCACGGTAAAAACCATCGTTTTGAACTGATTTCCATTTTTCAGCATCACCAAAAATAACAGGTACTGCTACTCTATTTCCATTTTGTACAACGTTAGGTTTAATAACATTTTCAAAATAATATTGTATTGCACCATCTATATCATCCAAACCAATAGAAATATCCTTTATTTTATTACCTTTAAAAGATAAATCTTTACCTCTATTACGCGAAAATACAGTACCCTCATCACTATCAGGTTTGCCCTGACTAGCAAGATAAGGTGTAATCTGTGCTTGTTCTACTTGAACAATATTACGCGGTATTGGTTTTAGATCGCGAGGCATTATTTCTTATTTTGTAATTCAATCATTTTTTCTAAAGCAAATATTAACTGACTAACTTTAGTTAAATTAGTATTAATATCTTTAGCTACTTTAGCTATATCTTCGTTAGCTGAAAATTTAAATGGTTGAAATTCTTTACGCATTGTAAGGGCTTGTCTACGAATTTGTTCAAATGCAGGTAAATAAGTTACATCAGTAACGCTAGCTCCTGTTTCAGGATCGATTGTTGCTTTACCTAATTTGAAACCTTGTTTCATAATGGTTTCATCGCCTTCTTCACCGTCTGGTGTTTGAACGTATACCTTTTCGTTTAATAAGTCTTTTAACTTTATCATTATAATCTATCTTTTTCTATGCCCAATTTCTCAACACGAGTGTAATGAGCGTTTACTATAATTGAAATTGAAGAACCAAAATTATCGTTATCTATTGAATAAGAATAATCTGGGTCTTTGCCTACAAAATATTGATTTTCTAAAACATCATCTATTTCGTAGTAATTATTTTGCCATACGACTACATCTCCTACTTCAGGAAGGATACCATACTGAAATCCTTTACCACCTTCTGGTAGTTCTATTGATAATTCATATCCTCTTAAATCATCTCTTAAAAATCTAAGCTGGATTTTTCTAGTGACATCAGGACCAAAACTGTCAGTTGTCCATTCTTGTGCTGATCTTTCTATTAGACAGTTTACTAATACAGGATCATAATATATTTTTGTTCCATTTGCCTCACCATACATGTTTGTTGAAGTTTTAGATAAGTCAATTTTATAATAGCCCACCTGCTGCTCAATAATATTATTGATCAGCTCACGGCCTATATGTCTAATTAGACTAGCGTCTCTTGATGTTCCAAATAAACTCATATTAGTATTCTCCTACTTTTTCTAGTGTGTTAAAACGAGGAATAAACTGTAATAAACCTGGTATTCTAGTAGTCACTAAAGCATCCGTTTTAATAGAATTAATAGCGGCTTTAGGTTCTTCTGAAGCTAAATATTTCATCTTAAGCAATGCAAACTGGTGTTTTTCATTACTTTTAGTTTTTAAAAAATCATTTTGTTCAACAGTAACTACAACTATATCTTTTAATCCTCTAATTTCATTATAGATGTATACTTGATTTTCATCTGTTGATGTTTTAATCAATACTTCAATCTTAAATAATACAAGAGCTTCTGTTAATATGTTTGTTAATTTAATCATTAGAAGAAATATATTGGTAAAGGTACATTAGCTAATTGTTTTGTAATAAAATCTGCTTCTGTAGATTGTTGTTCTAATTGTGTTTTACGAGATGTTTGATCTAACATAGCACGTAATTGTTCTAATAAAGCTATTTTTTCTGCTCTAGCATCAGTCAATAAATCTTGTTGATTTAATGTTACCTCAGAGCCTGGGATAGGTACAGTAGAGTATTTACCTCTAACATATGCTAAAATTTCTTTAACAGTAGCTAAAGCATATTGACGAATCCATTGTCTACCTATTGAATTAATTTGGAAATAAACTGGGTTAGCATAAGGTACATTTGATACATTAGTAATTAAACTGCCTGATGCTTGAGCGTTTTGTAAAGTTACAGGATTGTTTCTTTCTTCTTGTATAATGTAGTGAATAAACATTTTGTCATTATATCCCTCCGTAACTCCAGTTGGAATAGGAAATATTCTAACATGGTTATTATGAATATCAAATGAGAAAGCTGCCTTTCTAATCTGATCATTTAATTGTATTGCTTGTACTTTTTGTACATCAAAATATATAGGCATTAGCAAGAAGTTAATACCAGGAGAAAATTGACCAAAGCCAAATGTTTCAAGTAATGATTGGATACCAGTACCAGTACCAGCGTATGGATCAAAATAACGAACAATTGCTGGGGGTGATTCGTAAAATATTTTTTTAATTTCAATAGAGCCTGTGATGCCTTGGGCTTTTAATTGTGCCGCAACATCATAATCTTGTACATTATTTTTTAATGTAAATGAACCAGTATACCAAGTAGTATAACCACCTGCTCCTGCTTCAGAAGCATATGTTTCAGAAACACGAATTACACTACCAAGATTTGGTGTTATAACTTGGTTATTGAATGAAGAACCAGTTGTACTACCTTCTAAATTAAGATAGTTTTCACGAACTTTCCATTGGTAAACTTCATTACCGTATGTAGTAACTGCTTCTTCAAAAGCAGCATAAAATGATCCTGATTGTAACTCAACTTCAACTAAGGGATAACCTAAACGCTGTGCACACCATTGTGCTACTTTATCAGCATCTGCTCTAAATGCTAAATCAGCATCATAAAACCCAAATGGGGTTGAGCCAGTAGTGAATGTTGATGTTCCGTTCCAAATTGCTATATTGCTCATTAACTAGGTAGTATTTAACGTGTATAAATATTACTAGTATTAATAGGATTATGCTACTCTATTAACGGTCAATATAATTGATGGCACAGCAGGACCTAATGAAGGTGTTGCATACAATATTCGTGTATTATTATCAGTAGCAGCAAACATTAATTGGTAATAATCATTAGCAGAAGCAGATACAAAAAAGTTCCAAGCAGCAGCTAAGGCTTCATTAGCTCCACCAAATATTGCAACACCAGTATTAGAAATAGGAACATCAATACCATTTTTTCTTAACCAAATATAGACAGTAGCATTAGAACTATTTGTTTTATCAAGTTGAGCTGAGAATTGAATGTTATAAACACCAGGATTAGTTATTTTAATTTTATCTTGATTAGATCCACTAATACTAACTCCATAAGCAAAATCAGTAGTATTAAATGATGCTGAATAAGATGCATTAGTTACAGAAAGTAATATTGATGCTGTATGAAAAAATGAGCCATAATAAGATGTAACACCAAATGAACTAGTAGCGTTATTAATAGATTGAGTATAACTATTAAATGTTGTACTGCTAGCAAATGAACTAGATTGAGAAGTAAGCACAACAGATGATGATATTTGATTAAATACAGCACTGCCTACAGATTGTACTGTTGTTTTTTTAGTTACACTATTATTTACAATAGCAAAGACATCTGTTGGTTCTGGGGTAATTAGGGATGGTAGTCCCGATATTGGTAAATCTGGCATATTTTTACATTTCTGTTGTTATATATATTTTTGATCCGTCTTCTTGTAGAATATAATATAAATCTTCTTGTTGAAGAAATCCACTTTGTACTATTATTTTTCCTGAAGATCCTTTAGGTTGAGCATTATACCAGTTATTAAATCGAGCTACATTCAGTTGATCTAAATAAAAATTATACCTTTTTATTTTTTCTCTTTCAGATAAATTTTTAATTTCTCTAAGTTGTTGGAATTGAGGCCAAGATATTTCTTCAAAAATATTCATATATATAAATATTGAATAATATTTTATTTCCCGTATTCGTATTCAAGTATTTTACCTACTAAGTCAGAACGATGGTTCTCTTTCAGCTTAATCCACTTGATTTCCTCGATTTTTTTAGATAATTCGATAACGTAGCTTAAGCCGTTTATTTCGCCTGTAGATGATTTGATATCGGTTTGTTCATTGTCACCGTTGATGACAATCTTACCATTTTTACCTAAGCGTGTCAATATGGCTAGCATTTCACCTTTAGTTAGGTTTTGTGCCTCCTCGACTATTAGAATATCATCAATTGTTTTACCACGGATAAACTGAACGGGTAATGCTTTAACTTTACCGTCTTCGATTAATTTAGGTACTTCATTTTTGTCTGAACAACATTTGGCTAGGTTTTCAACTAGTGCTTCCATGTATGGATCAAATTTACCATTAATATCACCAGGTAAAAATCCTAAACTTCTACCTACCTCAATAGCGGCTCGTGTATTGTAGATACAGTTAATTTGTTTTTTCTTAAGGAAATCTAAAGCGGCTTGAGCACATACTAACGATTTACCACTACCTGCTCTACCTGTAATTACTACGATTTGATTTTCTACTATTAACCTTTTTGCTTCTTTTTGCTCATCATTTAATTGTAGAGCGTTTATAGACTTGATTTCACTTTTTCTCTCACGATTAGGTTCTCTCATGTATAACGATTTGGTTACGTATACATATGAAAAAAGAGACCCAAGCTTGCGCTTGAGTCTCAATTTATAGCCTTACGGGGCTAATGTATATTGGAATTAATACTAGATAGTATCTAAACCAGCAACATAAACCTTACCATAGTAGTCAGGACGGATCATCTTCTTCGCGTAACGAGTCATAAGACCTTTACGTGGAGTGAATGTAGATGGATCGTATAACAATGGAGTCATGATCAATGGAACATATGGAGCAAATACAGCACCACACTCTAAGAATTGAGCACCTTTGTAACCCATTAAGATTACGTTCTCAGTCATGTAAGGGTTTTTGTAAACCTTATAACGACTGTTTAAAGAACCAACCTTTTGGATACCAAAGTTGAATTCCATTCTCTCGCCATCACCATCAGAAGCAAATCCAGGGATTGATTCGATGATTGTAGCAACTGTAGGAGAAGTAACTAAGAAATTAGCACCACCTCTTAAAGTTAACTGATGGATTGTGTTAGAAACTTTTTGTAACTTTGTACCTAAAGTTTGGAACCAACCACCTTGTGTGTTGTAGTAACCTAAGTTGTTGTTAGGTACACCAGCAGCATTCAAAGACTGATTGTTAACTGCAGACCATCTTTCAGTTGTGAAAGCGTTTTGGATTAACATATCTAAGATCTCTAAATCAATCTCCATAGAGATGTATTGAGATAAGATACCTGTTAATTCAGCTTCAGCATCTACTGAATGGTAAGCGTTTAAGTCTTGAGCAAATTCTGGAGTCCATTGTGCTTTTAACTTACGAGTTTTAGCAACGATTGCTTCAGATTTCAATTGAACATTGATTTCTGGGATAGCGATTGTTGTAGCACCGTTTGTTTTAGAAGAACCATCTTCGAAATCACCACGAGTTTCAGATGTTGGTTGTACTGAGTAGTACAATAACACGTTAGCTGGTTGGAAAGTAGAAGCAATAACTGAACCAGTAACGATGAAAGAAGCTGTATTGTTAGTTACTGTAGTAAATTGTTGGATCATATCTGTAGCAGCAACAGAACCTGTAGCAAATACAAATGATCTAACAGCGTTTAAATCAGCGTTTGTTGGTAATGGAACTAATACTTTCTTGTAAGAACCAGTTACGATATAATCTGAGTTAAAGTTAACATCAGCAAAAGTTACTGAGCTAGTTACTGCAGAAATAGAAGCTGAGTATTGGTTGATTGAATAACCAAAACGACCAGCACCGTATAATGATTGAGAAGCGATGTTAGTAGTGTTGTTCACTGTGCTAGCACCGTATAAAGAATCACCTGCACGGAAAGGAGCTTCGTTAGTACCGTATTTGAAATCAAGATAGAATACAAGACCTGAAGGTAAGTTCATTGGTTGTACGCTAACGAATTCTTTAGCAGCGATTTCACCGAATACACGGCGAACTAATGGTAATGCAACACCATTCCAGCTTTCGCCAGAATATGCACCTGCACCAGAAGCTTGACCACCTGTTTGAGATGCTTCTGTAACTAATTGCTTAGCTTGGTTTTCCAATAGCATAGCCATTGTGTTTTTGTCTGTAGTGTTCTTGATACCTTCTAAAAGGCCAGATTTTTCCCACTTACTAGACAATTTCTTTGAATCTTCCATTACACTCTTGTATTGGTTTGATGATTCTAATAATTGTTGTACGTTCATTTTAAACGAATTTAGTTTTTAAATTAATAATCTTATTTGATAATGTTTGCAAGTTTTTGCATACGAGCAATTACATCATTTGATTCAACGATTGTTGATTTTGGAGCAACACCAGCAGCTTTAGAAGCAAATCCTAAAGATTCTTTAATAGATGACTTCTTAGAAGCACCTAAAGTAGAACTTTGAATAGATTCAAATAATTCTTTAGCTTGTTTTGGTGTAGTTGCTTTGTCGAATGAAGCAATTACTTTTAATTTTTGAGATTCAGATAAGTTTTTAGCTTTGAAGATTTTGTTTACATACAATAACTTAGCATTTAATAAGTTTTGCTCATGTAATTCAGCACGTAATGCTTCGATTGTTTCAATCGCTTCTTTCATTTCGTCCTTTTCGTCTTCTTTCTTAGCGTCTTTTTTCTTAGCTTCATACATTGTGTCTTCGTCTGATTTTTCTTCATCTAAAGCATCTAATTCAGCTAATAATTCTTCTAAGTCAACTTCATCTTCTTCTTCAGCAATTTCCATTTCTGGTTCTTCAGCACCCATTTCCATTCCCATTTCTTCGGCACCCATTTCAGCTGCTTCTTCGCCTGGAGTTTCGTACTCTTCAGCTTCTAATTCAGATGAGATAATGTCTCTGATGATGTCTTTTAATGCGTCTACTGTTAAATCAGTAATTTTGTCGCCTTCAGCTTCAGCTTCTTCTTCAGCAGGTTCTTCAGTAGGTTCCATTTCAGACTCTTCGTCTTCAACTTCTTCTTCTTCACCAACTTCTTCTTCTTCTTCAGCTTCTTTCATTTCTTCTTTTTCTTCGTCTTTAGCTTCTTCTAAAGATTCTTCAGAATCTAATTCAGCTAAAATTTCAGATAAATCGAAATCTTCTTCTAAATCTTCGCCTTCTGACATTTGACCTGCGTCAATAGCTTTTTTTCTGATCATATCAGAATCATTGCTTCTGTCGTTAGCTGAGATGTAGTCTACTTCTTCAAGTTTCTCGTCATCTTCACTCTCCATTTCTTGCAATTTTGCAGAAATCATAGATTGTAATTGAGGACCAAGAGCTTCTTCAAGAGCAGCTTTTGCATTTGCCAATGCAGCTTCGCGTACTTGTTTAGCGTCAGCAATAGCTTCCTTAAACAAATCTTTGTTTGTACTCATTTTGTGTTTCTCCTTAAATTTAATTTTGGAAATAAGCTTATTGTAAAAAGCTTAATAGAATTGTTTGTAATACCTGAGTTGCAAAAAGATGGGCAACCCATTTTAGGTTACCCATAAATATATGTAGATACGTTAAAACGCGATCCTTTCTAGCAAAGTTGGCAAGCTCCTGTTGTAGTACAGATAATTTCTGTAATTAAACTATTAACTTTACTATAATCTGCGTTAAGTTGTGTTTGTTTTCCTTCAGATAATGACATATAAGCGTTTGGTGTAGATGGTACTGATACCAAATCCCAACATACTAATTCAAAATCGTCTTGTACTTCAACTGTTTCACCGATTTGTTGTACAGAACCCATACCGCGTGATGATATACCTAATGGGATACCTGCTGATATAATTTCTTGTGCAATTTTACCTGATGGTGTGTTTAGTAATTCTAGTTCACCCATTAAGTCATTACCTTCCCACCAAATACGTTTAATATTGTGTGATACGTTATTTAAGTTAACAATTGTAGATTCAGGATGATCTAATTCACCCATAGCGGTATTTGATTTGATAGGACCATCAGCATATTTTTTAGCTTCACGCTCTAATACTGATTTAGGATAAACACGTCCGTTTCCGTTTTTTACTTCAGATTCTTGTAATTTACCCTTAATGCGCATTCTACCACCTGACATTGCTTTAGCTTCAGATAAAGTTAATTTAGCAATGTGGAATGGTGTATGATCTATTAATAATTGTTTCATTTTATTATTTTGTATCGTCTGAAATATTTGTTAAATTATCACGGCCGTCAAAATATTCATCCATAACCATTGCCATGTCATCTATTTCCTGGTCAGCAGATTCCATTTCTTTCATTATCTCACGAACCATGTTTTTTAATTTTTCCATTGAACCACCTAGGTTAACACCTGGTCTAAATTCTGGTTTTCCTGCTTCTAAGCCATCAATATCGATACCAGCAAAGAACATTCCTTTATTATATATTGCTTTAACCTTACCTTGACTTTCTTCGAATTTAACTATTTTAATTTCTTCACCATCATATGTTTTAGCAACATCACCTTTTTGGAATTCAACTCCGTCAGCGTTTGTTGCTTTGATGATGTAATTTTTGCTATCTCTTACTATTTTATATTTTTCAGGATCAGCAGGTAAATCTTGAAAGCGCATTCTTTCTTCTACGTTTTCTTTAATCTTTTTTTTTTCCTCAACCTTAGGCATCTTAACTTTCTTCATACCTCTAGCTGTATCAACTGCTGTTTTTTCTGTATAAAATTTCATTTGATGATCTTCAGGTTTTGAAGAATCCATCGTTTGTGCTGTATAATCTCTAATACCAGTTAATTTATAATTAGTATAGTATAATGGATTTTTTTTAATGTTTTTCTTAACCATCTTTTCAATCTCATCATAAGATTTAGCAGGAAAACATTCATGTTCAGTAGTAATACCTAATGTTACTTCTTCTAAATTTTCATCTACTGCTTTTGGTTCTTTATTTTCAAATAAATTACCAGCATTTAACATTAACATTGCTAAATCAGTTGAATCACCTTTTATTGCTTTTTCAGCAGCTGCTTTAACTTGAGCTGGGTCAATCTTTTTATTATCAATTGCTTTTTCAACAGCAACTGCGTCAGCTGTTATACCTTCTGCTTCTTCTAATGGCTCATCTAAAACATCAGATTTAACAGCTCTTTCACCAGCCATTTGATCTTCAAGTTGTTTCAATATAGCATCAAATTCAGCATCGCTGTTAGAAGTTTCATCATTTTCTTCACTAACGCTATCATACCCAGCAGTTGTATTTGTTGTTGTTACACTTTCATCTTGAGTACCTTGAGAAAATACTTCTTCTTCTTCATTTGTCAATACTTCAGAAATAATACCCTTATTTTTAAGGATTCTAACTGCATCACCAAATGATGTTACATTAGTTACATATTGTGGTACAGTCATACGTAAATTTCTCATGAAATTACCTTGTGACATTTTACCTTCTGTTAAGTCGATGTACTGTTGTTTTATACTTTTCATTTTCTATATTTTATCTACCTTGACCTCTATAAGTTTTAGGGCGTGGTGTATGTTTGTTGTATTTTTTCTTTGCTGAACCTACTTTACGTTTGCCAAATGATAACTTATTGTTGTTGCCTACCGTCTTTGCCATTACTGCTTAAGATTGTTTATTTTATTGGTTAAATGATTTACCATTTCTGCAATTTGAGCAACCGCTTTTTCTGTTCTACCCCAATAAGCAACACCATCACCTTCGCTCAATTCTTGTTTCATACGTTGTGTATAATCAACAATACGATCAATTTCATTAATTTTTTTCTTTACCTCACGCATTGCTTTATGCAATTGTTCAGCTTTAGTTCTATGTTTAACTTCTTTTTTAAATTGTTTATAAGTTGCCTCATTTAACAATTCTTCTTGAATTAATTTTTCCAAATTTTCTTTATACATTTTGTATGATGGTTTTTCAGCTGATTTCCAAACGGCTTTATAATCCCTTACTTTAGAATCACTTGGCATTCCTGTAGGTGCTAGTTTCATTCCTTGAGACTTAGCAGTTTTAGTAGCAGCATTTGTTTTTTGACCTTTAGGAGAAAAAGCATTTGCTGATAAATAACCAGGTACACCAGCTGTAGTAGATTCTTCATCTAACAACTCACGTACCAATGTTTTAATATACTCTTTTATGTCCATTATTTAACGGCTTTTAATTCAGCTATTAACTGATGGTATTGTAAAAGTGAAACTATATTCTCGTCTTTTACATTTTGATTTTTATCTAATGGATTTAATAACGTAATAACTTCAGTCAATTTAATTTGAACTGTTCTATCAGCTACTAATGGTGTTAATTCAGTTAATGATTTTTTAATTTGAGCATATTGTTCATTAACAAATTCTCTTAATTTAACAGTATTAGTAACATTGTTAATATATTCTTTTAATACTGATTTTTGTGCAGGTATTAAATCGCCATATTTTTCGTTAAATTTCTCTAATAACATTTTGTATGCTAAAATACGTGTACCAGAATCCATTTTGCTGTATTCTTCTAATACGCGATCTTTTACTTCTTCAATATTAACTTCTTTACGAGTAATGTGTTCAAGCAATGTTACTTTGTTATCGATAACTTGAGAAGGCTCAATGAATTCTAATGATCCATGAGCTTCAATTAAATTAGATACAGCAGCATATTGTGTATAGTTGCTAATTTTTGCTTTAAAGAATACTTCGATATCATAATGACTACGAATTTCTTTAATAATGTTGTACTTTTCTTTACGTAAAGCCGTTTTATTAAGACGTGAAGAAATTTCAAGCACTGAATTAATTAGTGATTCAGCTTTACCTTCGGTTAAAGCTTTACTCGTAATTAATGCTTGGTATAACTTATGTTCTTTTGTTAATTCAGTTTTGCCGAAAAATTTTTTAACAATACCGATAGCGGCAGAATCTTTACCAGACACAGTGTCTGATGCGATTTGGCGCACTAATAATTCAAATAAGATACCGGTATTTTTATATTTGCTGTGTTTTATTTTCATAGTGTATAGTATGCACTACCTATAAATATGTAGTCGTTATATGCCCTTGATATTGTTTTCGTTAAGTAATGATGGTTCTTGATCAGGTCCAAATACTATTTCTTTACGTATTTCTTTAGGAATAGCACCTAATGCAAACTTATTTTTATATGCTTCAGCTATTGCTAATGGTGAACCACCTTTTGGCGTGCCACTACCCTCATCAGGTATATTAGCAGTATACAATGTACCATTCTCACCAGCACCTAATCTATCTTTACCTAATGGATCATTTTGTGTATTGATCATAGATACTTTTTCTTCAGGACGACCTACAGCACGTTTTTCATCATACCCTGATGGTAAATTTGTTGATGTTTGTGTACCTTGTCCCATTCTACCTTTACCATACAATGAAGCTAGATCATGTGGTGTACCATATGATTTACCAGTTTTAGCTGGGTCGTTACCTTCATTTTCAATTTGGCCTAAACGGAATGCACGTTTTTTATCTTCAATAACTAAATCACGGAACTCATCATATTGATCTTCACTGAATTGGAATATCTTATCATAGATAAAGTCTGAAGGCATTAGGTTAGTGTCTTGCATTTGTTTAGCTAAGTCAACTTTTTCTTTCCATAATGCAATCTTTTCTTGTTCGAATATGATTGATGGGGTGGTTAATGTTAATTCAAAGTTGGTTAACGCAGCACCATCATATCCTTGAACGTATAAATGAACTAACGCCATTTTATACAATTCGGATAATGTGATACGTTGGATACGTTCAACTGTACGAGCGAAACGAATATCTTCGGCAGCTAATGTAGCTTTACCCGTTAAATCTTTTTCAAATCCGAAGAATGCTTTAGGCACCTTAAGTGCAGCTAACATTTCATCACGTAGGAATACTACGTCATCAATTGCATTATATTCTAATCCTTTAATTGTGTCGATTTTTGTTGATGCTCTATCACCACGAGTTGGTAGATAAAAATCTTCCATCATGTTCATCAAGTTATAGCGAAGATTATATTCACCTGTTTGTTGGTCAACATAAGGTGTTTTCTTCATCTTCTGCATTAAACGTTGCATGTATGCATCTACCTCATTTGGAGGGATATTACCTACGTCAATTGTGAATACGCGTTTTTCCGGGGCACGTGTTACACGATGCAATAACATCGCATCTTTCATCAACACATACTGTTTGTAAGTTTTACGAGCAGGCTCAATAAACGAGCGCCCATAAGGCAAGTAGTTAGCATCAGTTAATAGCCTAAAATGCGCTACTTCGTAGTTTTCAAATTGAATTTTACCATCTCTATCTTTAACACGACTAGACATACCACCAGCCGCGATTACCATTGGGTCTATCTTAAATGTTACCGCTGTTGGGTTAGTTGGATCTTGACCTTCTTCACGAACCATGTCGTACACTGATAATGGTATTACATTATATATACCAAATTTTTCAGCTATCTCCATGTGTAAATAAAAATCACCATACTTACACATATTACGAGTCCACAACCATAAGTTAAACTCAATATTTAATATATCGTAAAATAAGTTATATAGTATTTTTTGAATATTTTCATCAGCACTTCTAATCTGAAGTACCTCACCCATTTCATTTTTTAATGTAGATTCATCAGCGATAATATCTAATGCTGATGCGATGATTGATTCTGTATCCATTGCTTCATAATCAGTATATAACTGAAGGCGCAATGTTTGATAGTTTATTGTTGGGTTGTACGGCATATTAGCTCCGTAGCGGTGCAACTTAGTAAATCTATCGATTAATGCATTTGTTTTAACATTACCAAAGGCTTGGATTTTATCAACGTCTGTAACCTTTAATTGATTTCCTCCGACATTTCTAATGATTACATCTGTATTGAACAGACGAGTTAATCTAGTAAATAATCCAGGATTATTATTTAATTCAGCCATTTTATGTTTTTATTATATCAATAAATATTTATGCTCTATAGTACCCATGTCATATCTTCGAATTGTCCGTGTCCATTGTTTATCATATATGGATTTTGAGTTCCATTAGGTAATGCAGGACCGTAATAGGCATTTTCTCCACCTGTTCTTGTAATACCATCAACTGCAGCTCTAGCTAAATTCATACCTTGCTCGTAGAATTTCATTGCAGTATCTCTTACGAATAATCCCATTCCCAATGCCATTACCAAGTCATCATTATAACCATTTTGCGCTTGTGCTTTACCATGCATCCAAATGAATACTCTTAATTCTTCAAGTAAACGCTTTGAATGAAAGGTGAATTGTCTATCTCGAATATACGCCTCCATCTTTGAGATAACAAGTGGTCTTGTCTTAGCTGATGTAGTAAATCCAGGAACTGTTTGTTCAGACTCCATCTTAGCCATCCATTTATCCATTTGCATTTCACCATAAGCACGAGGTGAATAATATGTGTTAGGATATCCTTTTTCTATTATCGTATTAATAACATCCCATCCAATATTAGCATTTTCTACTACAAGTAAAGCATTGTTGTACTCAGTAGCAACAGATACCAACATATTTCCATAAGTGCGGGTATCCACTTGTGATTTATACTCAGCCACTTGTTCAAGCGATATAGCATCGATAACATGGAATGCCGAATAGTCTGCACCATCGCCACGAGCAACGTCAGCGCAAATAACATACTGTTTGCTATAATCAGGATAAGCCCATATCCAAAAATCACCACCCATAAAGCGACGCTCAATAGGGTCAGTAATAAAAGTTTCTTCATAAAATGATAATATATCAGGTTCAATAACTGAATTTCCAGATCCTAAAAAGTCACAATCATACTCTTGGGCAAATTCTCTTGAAGACATGTTTGCGCGCTCTGTTTCTTCCCATCTTTCATCTCTATCAGGATGTAAATCCCATCTTAATTTAATTGCTTTAAATTCATTCTTTCCAATTTCAGCATCGGTATACATTCTATGGAACCAGTTACCTACACCATTTGGTGATGATAATGCTATAATTCCACCACCCGTTGCAATGGTTGGTTTAATACTCGTATAGATTCTATCAATTCCTTCAATAAAGGCAGCCTCATCCACAATAAGTAACGAAACAGCGTACGATCTACCTGCATCTGATGCAGCTGATGTAGCAACAATTTGAGAGTTATTGGCTAGTTTTAATGATAATTTATTATCTGATATTGGTTTTATATTACCTTTTAACCAAGATGGTAATGAATTGTACATAAATTGTACTTTCTCTACCATTCCTTTAGCTGTTTCTTGCTTTGTTGCAATACACAACACAGTTTTATCCTTTTGAAACAACATTGTCCATAACGCAAAACCAGCTGATAGTGTTGAGATACCTAACTGTCTTGATTTATTTATAATGCTAAATCTATTATTTCTAAGATCATTTAATACATCCTCTTGGAATGGGTATAAATGAAATAATACTCTACCTTTTACAGGATGGGTAATATAACAATATTTTCTAAAGAAATGTACAGGATCAGTAGCACATTTGATATATTCCGCCTTGATTATTTCTTTAATATTTGCTTGACTCATGTATATAAATATATAAAAGTGAGCTCAACCTTGCGGATGAGCTCAGAGCTATAATACGGAGACTATAGCGGGGTATGTTCCTAAGGTAGAACTATTTTGCAACCATCAAGTATACTAATCCACCAACTACAATACCTGCTCCAATCTTAGTGATTTTATTCTTAAATTTAAGCTTTTGGTTTTGTAAGTATAATGTTTGGTATTGGTTTTTCCAATCTTTGATTTGTAAATCTTGATTGGTCATAATATTTCTGTATGTGCCTTCTTTCTTAATGTAAACTGAGATAACACTATCTTTACCACTCACTCTAGATTCAGTTAATGCAATAACACTATCTTTAATTGTAATGATTTGTTTTGCACCATCTAATTCTGCTAAATCTTTAGCTGTAGATACTAATACTGGTTGGGCTAAAGGTAGCGGGTTAGTTACTGTATCTGTAGGGTAACGATTGTTAAAGAATGTAATTATTTCTTTTTCGTTATAAGTATCAATTGCTGCTTTGGATGAATCAACAAATTTAGTAACTGTTTTTACATGTGATTTAGCATAAGCTAATTTATCTTGTAATTGTACATCTACTAATATCAATGAATCAATTTTAATACTATCTTGTACTAAATCTAATTTCATTGAGTCAACAGCTTGTACTAAGCTATCTTGTTTTTGTAAAAATTCTTTTGATAAACCAGCATCACTAACTTTATCAAATATAATATAAGCACCTACGATAACTGCTAATATTAATAAAACTGCTTTTTTCATATATTTTATTTTATAATTCCTGCGTAAAATTTCATTTTGTTAAGATCGTATTGATCAATTTCTTGTATTGGTTCTTCTGTATCTTCTAATTCGATATCATCTGCTTCAACACCACTACGTTTTTGTAAGTATTTTGATCCTGCTACTAAATCAGCTAAACGCTGTTCTAATGATATTTTTAAAGTACGTAAACGATCTAATTCTGTAGATGGTTCAGATGAAAACTCACCACCTGGTTTTGAACGTTTAGTTTTTGCAATATCACTTTTAACTTTAGCAATACGATCTTCTAATGTAGATGCTTTTAAGAATGCTTCATAATCTTCGTCTGATAATTGACCTGCTACTGGTGCTTTTTCAATTTCACCTGCTTCTGGTTCAATAAAATCTTCAGAACCATCAGCATTTGGTTCACCATCGAAATACATTGCTAATGGATTTTCAGCACCACCAACAAACATATCTTCAGCATCAGTTGCTGCTGGAGCTTGTGATTGAACACCTGCTGGTTCTTCTTCACCACCAGCACCTAATTTAACTAATACACCTGCATCCATTAAGCCATTAACAATAGCGTTAGCGATTTGTGGGCGAGCAAAATTAAATTGTGTTTGTAATGTTTTCTTATCAGCACCTGGATTTTCTCTAAAGTAATTAATAACATCAGCTAATGATGTACCTGAGATTGTTTTAGTGAATCTTGATGTATCAACATTATCATCAGCTAATCTATAGCCTTTAGCGATACGAGCTAATTCATCAATATCTCCTTCTTCAACAAACTCAACTGGATCGTCAGCTGTACCTAGTTTTGGATTTTTCTTTGCTTGGCGTGCTTTTTGGATCATCGCTTGTTTTTGAGGATCAGTCAATGCATTTGGATTACTTACATCGATTACTTCTTCAGATAATACTTCAGCGA